GGCTGTCGGTCACCCGCTGGGCTTCCGATTCGGCGGCTCGCCCTAGCCAACGCCGTCAGCTAGAGGTCACCGCGTCTGCGGCGCGCAGTGGCCCTGATAAGGCTCGATGCTGCGCGCGCGCATTGTAGCCGCTAGTCAGCGACTTCGTCAACAGGCGGCGGCGTGGCGGCCTTCTTGGGCCTGCCTGGCTTTTTCTTGGCCACCGTCGGCGCTTCCTCGAACACGTAGAACGTGCGGCCCTGCGTGCTCGTGCCGTAGCCGACGAACACAGCCTTGCCCATGCCCATGACGTGGTTCTCGCCGTTGCTGGTCATCATCCACAGCTTGCGCGACTCGACGCCTGCGTCCTCGGCCGCCAGGATGTGCGCGACCCAGCGGCCGGAGCCCATCTGGTGCACTCGTAGCAGCTGGCCGCCCTCGGGGGCGCTGATGGTCAGCTCGCCGATCGTCGTCCGGAACGACACGGTGTAGATCTTCATTCCGCCCATTTCGCCTCTCCTGCGTTGATCTTCTCCACAGCCTGCAAGTAGGCCGCGGGGTCGTTGATGACCTCGGACATGCGGATCGCGCCGCCGCCGCCGGCACCGCCCGGCCGAGCTCCGCCGCCGTCGCCGCCGTCGAACAGGTGCGGGGCCTCGGTGACGGTCCGGTCCAGCCAGTCGTCGATGGTGAGCTCCTGGCCCAGCCCGTCGACCGCGTCCTTGGCGACCAGCTTGTCCAGCGTGTCGTTGGGCTCGAACGTGCTGCCCGCCCTGGTGAGCAGGTCCGCCCGGGCCGTCGGCCGCAGCCGCAGCTTCTTGCGCTCAAGGGCCGTGGCCAGTTGCTCGCCCAGGTAGACCGAGCCGAACCGCTGCCGCGCCGCGACCTTGTCCGCCTCGGCGGCCTCGCGCTGCTGGTGCAAGTCCTCGAGCTGGCGCTGGTATTCGCTCTTGATCGCCTGCGTGCGCCTCTCGAGCACCTCGTCGAACTGGCCGGACTTGAGCAGCTGGGCTTCCTCCTCGCCCTGAGCCTTGTCCAGCATCGTCTGGTATTGGCTTCGGATCTGCTCCTGCTCGGTCATCAGCTCCTCCAGCTGCGCCTTCATCTTGATGTTGTTGTCCCGCATCTCGCGGTAGCGCGCCAGGTCGACGGCTGGTCCCTCGTCAGCCTCCAGCTGGAGCTGCCAGCCGTTGCCAGTGTCGGTGTAGTGGTCCCGGATCGCTTCCGGGATGTCTGCCTGCGTCGCGTAGGTCTTTCTCAGCATGTGCTACTTCTTGGGTTTCGGTTTGGCCGGCTTCTTGCCCTTCTTGGGGCCGTTGGTCGGACGGGTGGCGTAAGCGCCTCGGATGTGCTTTGGCATTATAGGCGGTCCTTCTCTCGAAGCTCTTGCAGCGTCAGGGGTTGCAGGTCGCGGCCCAGCATCTGCTGCAGGGTGATCTCGCCCTTGCGCCACGCCGCGGCCTTGGCCTTGCCCAGCATCTCCTCCTGCTCGGCCTGCGGCCTGGTGCGCAGCCACTCCTCGAAGGTGACGTCCGCCTCGACCTGGCCGTCGAACGCAGCGCGCGTGCCATCTGGCGGGCCGAGGTAGGGCACCGCCGTGCTGCGGCAGTTGGGATGCAGTGGCGGCATCGGTCCCTCGCCGACGTCGTAGACCTTGCCGTCGAGGCTGGCGCACAGGATCGTTGTGCGGCTGTCCAGCGTGGCCACGAAGCGCCACTTCTCGACGCCGAGTTCGCGGAACGTCTGCTCGCGCGCCATGTTGCTCTCCGTGGTCGCGGCCGTCCTGACCAGCGTGTCCACGCCCGTCGCGGCCTTGTCGAGGATGCCCTCCTCGGTGCGGCTGCCGCGCACGCCGCGCACGATCTCGTCGACCGTCTCGCCCTGCTCGAGGCCCTGCAGGATGCGCCGGCGCACGTTGTCGCCGGTCGGTCCCTTCAGCATCTTGTCGAACCACTGCTCGGGCGTGTCGCCCATGACGCGCTGCTGAGCTGGGTCCGGTGCCTCGCTGACCACGACGAACTGGTCCGTGGTGCGCTCCACGTTCTCGGCCACGAAGTCGGCCTCGCGCTGGCCAACCTCGCGCAGGCGCTGCTCTGTGACCTGACGCAGCTCGAGGATGCCGCGCTCGAGGATCAGGTCGATCTCGTCCAGCAGGGCTGCGAGCTGCGGGTATCGCTCGGGCGTGACGTCGCGGCCTCGGGCGTCGAAGCCGGCCAGGGTGCCGCCGATGCTCTCGAGCAACGGCTCGACCACGACGCGCCGGAACAGCTGCACGGCCTCGATCTGCACGCCGCGCACGCCGCGGGCCATGAGGATGTCGTGCCTGTTAAAGCGCGTCAGGAACTCCCCTGCGCGCTCTCGCAGCTCCCGGCGCAGCTTGTCGGCCACGCTCGGGTCGATAGGCGGCAGGCCGGTCATGCGTTAGTGGCTGGCAGCTGCTGGACGAACCGGGCCATCTGCGCCTCGGCGGCGCGCGCCTTGTCGTCCTCGGCAGCCTGGAGCTCGGCGTCGACCTCGACCTCGCCCAACATGCCTAGCGCCTTGACCTGCGCCAGGTAGGTGCGCTGGCTGATTCGGCCCTCGCGCACGTCGGTCTGCAGCATCTGCAGCTCGTCCTTGCGGCTTCGTCCGGGCGCGCCCATCTGGATGCGCTCGCGCTCGTCCTCGTCGCTGACGCCCGGCGGCAGCATCTCGCCGCGGCGCAGGTTGAAGGCGTAGGTTTCCCAGCTGATCGTGCCAGCCTGCAGGCTCTGCGTCAGGGTGGCCAGCTCGCCCGGATCCATGCGCGAGGCGTCGAAGTCGGCGGTCAGGCTGTAACTGATCTCCTGCGCCAGCGCCGTGTCGTCGTAGGCCGGGAACTGCCAAGCCATCCAACGCTGCATGGCGCGCGTCGTGGCCTCGCTGACGTTCTCGGCGATGGTCGACAACACGCTGCGCTCGCCCGCCTGACGCAAGCGCACGGTGCCCATGGCCTCGGCCGTGGCCGGCTGCTCCTCGAGCATGCGCGCGCCCAGCACAGCCATCTGCTGCTCCTTGTCCTTGAGGCCCTCGCGGATGTGGCCGAGGCCGGCCCCGGAAAACTCCAGATACTGCGCGTTCGCTCCGGGCTCAGGGCTGGCCCAGGCGTAGCCGCAGCCCACCATCAGCTTGGCACCCTCCTCGAGCTGGAAGCCCGACACCCAGGGCTGCGGGATAGCGGTCATGTGCCGGCCCCACTCGAGGTCCGCGCTGCCGCGGTAGTGCGACAGCATGACGTTGACCAGGCCGAGCATCGGCGCGGTCTCGACGTCGACCGAGACGCCCGAGACGGCGTTCACGATGTCCATCGGAATCTCGTTCCAGTAGCGCCCGCCGTTCTTGGTCGGCACCTTGATGCCCATTAGCTCGAGCTCGCCGCTGCGCACACCCGTGCCGCCCTTGCCATTGGCGCGCCAGTATTCCTGCCAGTAGATCAGCTCGCTGGCCGGCGCAGCTTGCAGGGCCTCGCCGCCCGGCACCTGCTGCGTGTAGGGGTGGTCGCTGACCATGCCGAGGCGCAGGATGAGGAACTGCTCCTTAAGCTCAGTTTGGTTGCCGATCAGGTCGCCCTCCTTGGGCACCTCGTAGGTCTGCCGGATAGTGATCGTCGTCGGCACCTTGCGCCCGCCGTAGTCGGTGCAGTGCCAGTAGACGATGTCCTCGGCCTTGAACAGGCACAGGTAGGGCGGCAGGGTCGCGTCCTCGCCACGCTCGACGAGGAGGCCGTAACGGCCCACGCTGACGGCGTCACTCAGCTGCTGCATCACCAGCGCCTGCAGGCCCTCGTAGTTAGGGCCGGCATCGTCCTCGAGCTGCTGCATCTGCGCGTCGGGGATGCCCTCGACGGTAGGCGGCCGGCGCATGACCGCGCCCACCAGGCCGGCCTGCGTCCTCGAGGCGGCCCCGTAGAACGACGCGCGCAGCAGGTAGTTGTTGTAGCTCTCCAGCGCATAGATGTCGTTGCTCTCGCGCTGGCTGGTCAGCATGGGCAGGTATCGCTCCCGCTCGTGCTTCACCTTGTCCTCACCCTCGATGCAGTCGCGCACCTTGCGCCAGAGAGGCGCTGCCGCCTTGTACTCGTCGTGGTAGATCATTGTCTGAAGGCGACCGTCGTGGCGGTCGTGCGGTCAACGGGGAACAGGTAGGCGATCGGGTAGCCGAAGGCGTCGAGCAGGTGGCTCATGTCCTTCTGCACCTGCTTGTTGCTGTCGGTGTGCGTATAGCCGAGCAGATAGGCGCGCATTTTACGGCATGACGGCGACAGCGTCACGCGCCCATGGCGCAGGGCACCGTTGACGGCGTTGATGCGGTCGACGATCTGCGGGTTGGCGCGCCGCGCGCAGATGGTGAAGCCGGCGTCGCGGAGGTAGCCGAAGGCGCTCTTGCCGCCGGCCCCGGCGTGCTGACGGTTCTGGCCGCTGGCGTCAGGGTAGATGCGGCGGATCTGCGGGTAGGTCTGCTTGATGAACGCCGCGGCCTGCTCGGCGTCGCAGTTGGGCAGCTCGTGCTCGGCGACGACGTGGACGTGGTCCCGGGTGCGCCAGAATACCACGAACGCGAGCGGGTTGACGTTGAAGTCCATGCCGACGCAGACCTCGGCGTCAGCCGGCGCATCGACGGCGACGCTGTGTATGTCGGGGTCGTAGCTGTGGTAGACCCGGCCCGTGCTCAGGTTCACGAACTTGCCCTGCACGTAGGCCTCGGCCGCGGCCTCGTCGTAGCTGCTGATCAGCCGCTCGACGTAGTCCGACGGCAGCGCGCGGTTGGCCGTGCTCGAGCTCTGCACCAGGCCCAGGTCGTGCTTCTCGCGCATGTCGCCCTGGAACAGGTCGTAGCCCCACCCGACGACGCCCTCGGGCGTGCCTGTGACGTTGATCTCGCGCTGCTTGGCGTCCGGGTGACGGACACGGGCCAGGATCTGCTCGAACACCTCGACGGGCTGGATGAACGGCTCGTCGATGCCGGCCGCGGCGATGTTCGCCCCCTTGAGCCGCTCGGGCCGCTCGCCGGACATGCACAGGATCGTGGCTGTGCGGTCGCGGTATTGGATGTGGAAGCGGTAGGGCTGGCTGCGGAACAGGTGGTAGCGCATCTGGCGCTCGTTCCGGCATTTGCCGTCGAGCAGCTCGTCGAGCGTCTGCACGATGGTGGTTAACGCCATCGGG